ATTTATAACTGGTACAGCATTATTATTTTTTAAGTAATTTTGTAAAGCCCCCAAGGTTGTATTTAAAGCTTTTACTTCTTGAGGTAAATCAAGATTTTTACCAGCTTTTTTTCTTTCTTCCTCTGTTAGGAATTTACCAGCTAATGTATTTACTGAAAAAGTGTTCTTCTCTATTTGTTTGGTGTTTTTGTCTAGAGCATTAGCAGCCATTTTTATTAATGGCATTATTAAAGTAAGACCAAGACTAACTAAACTTAATCCACTAAATAATTTTGAACCTATGCCTAGAATTTTTGTCCACCATGTAGATTTAGTATTTGGATTATTACCAAAAAATCCAGCAACAACTTGTTTACCAGTACCATGGGTTTCTGTATATCTAATAGCATCCCTTTCTTTCATAAAAGTTCCTTTACCTAACCCAGTAACTGATTGGTCATGAGACCTCCATCTCTTAGTTCTTTGGTCATATACTACACCACCAACTGGAGTCCCAAGATGTTTAGCCATAGAAGCATAATATGGTAACCCATAAGTAGTTTGAGCATTTAATAACCCTTGTAATCTCATATAATTCTGTAAATCAAGGGTAGCTCCTTGCCAACCACCTCTGATTAACCTGAACATATTAGTAAATCCAATCTGGGTATCACTCCTTAATAACCTCCATTTGGTAATTAGTTGAAGTACCTTGGTTCCAACTAATCCAATAAATGTGGATAATACAAATACTTGGGAAGCAAAAGCCCCAACTGGGGTGGTTACAAATTCCCTTACTGCTTCTATAATTTGGGATATGGTATTTAATATTGGCATTAACGCTGGACCAATTTGTTCTGTAAATGCCACCTTTAAATTCTCCCATGCAGATGATACCTTATCTATAGAACCAGCTAGAGTATTCATTCTTTTATCAACAATAGATTTTGCAAATCCTGCTGAATTATTCTGGATTTGGTCTAATAGATTCCTATATCCTTCTAGGTCATTCATAATAGCATTTGCTGCTCTTTGACCTCTTACACCAAATATAGCACCAATAGCTTTACCTCTATCAATTGATGGTAAATTTTCAACCCCTTTGCTTATTTTTTCCATGATGTCACCAAAGTCTATAAGGTCTCCTTGGGCATCCACAAAATCCTGTTGAGATAATCCCATTCTTTGTAAGAATGAATAGGCATCGGTTTTTGGGTTAAAGGCTTTTATAAGGTATCTTGCCATGTTACCTAATGAAGTACCAGCCATTGAACCTTGTATACCAGCATTACCAAGAGTACCAATCATTGCAGCTACTTCTGGAAGTTCCTTCTTTAACATAACCATATCAGCTGCAGAATATTTAATGGATTCTGCTAAATCTGTCATGGATATATTTGCAGAAAGTGTTGCTTTGGTTAACTGGTCTCCAACTAATTCTGAAGCACCATCACCTACAATTTTAAAGGTCTTCATAACATTGGTAATTAAGTCTGCAGCTCCACCTTTACCACCAAGTTCCATACCAGTAGCATTGGCTACATAAGCTGCACCCTTAATCATATCATTAACCTGTTCAACTGTATTACCAGCCATTGCTAGATATTTCATACCAGAAGCAATATCTTGGGAACCAAACATGGTTTCAAGACCCAAGGATTGAGCAGTTTCCGATAGCATTTGTAATTGCTCCCTGGTAGAACCAGTAATAGCTGATACAGTGGTCATGGTATCAATAAATTCAGCACCTTGTAATACTGTATTAGTTATTCCAGTAGCAACATTTAAAAAACCATTATATACATTACCAAGAATACTATCTGCAGTTTGAAGATTTGCTGTTACTGCTTCCTTAGCTTCATTATGAAGTCTTCTAATTGCAGCAGAAGCATCTTTAGCTTGATTGGAGAATCTATCTTGAAGTACTAGAGCAATACCTATTTCCAAGGAATTACCTCTTAGACTTCCACTGGTGACATAAGCCATGATATTGGGGGTTATTTTTTATTTAGAGAACCAAAATAATCAGACGCCAATTTTAATAATTTTAATCGACGTCTGATTGGTAAATATAACAATTCAGTAAAACTGATTCTTATTTTTGCTTGATGTAGGTAAAAGAAATCTCTCTCTAAATCTCCCCCGGATAGAAAAAATCCTTGATAGCCATGATATTAATATCAGCTGACATACCATTATGGGGATTCATTAGAGTACAAATCCCTGAGAATTCAGGGTCTATAGCTTTTACATTAGTTCTTATCTCTCTCATATCCTTCATTGAGAATAAATGGAAAGAAGATACTTTTTCCCATTTTCCATCTACTAATAGGCACAAATTCCTTGCTACTAGAGCTTTATTTTGGGTTCTTTGTTCTAATGGTAAATTAACTAAATAAGATTCACTAGCTCCAGTTAATAAATCAAATTTAACCTCTTTACCAGATGATAATGAAAAAGCTATATCTTTAGTTTTATCTTTTAAAGGATATGGTTTTATAGCATTTGGTTTACTAGCCAAAGTATCATCATCAATTTCCTTTGAATAATCAAATAGGTATTCATCCAATGGTTGGCAATAAGTACTTTTTCCACCCCCATCAGGACCCCAATCATATTCAAACTCTAGGTCTTCCCCATTAGATAAAATCCTGGATTTTATTAGGATTGCATATCTATCTAATGAGGGCATCATATGAGCTTGTTCTACTGTTAATTTTCTATTAGTTGTAGAGTTGGTATCAATTACTATACCAGCTATAAATCTTGAAATATTTATTAATGTCGAAGCTTCTGATGGGTTTGATAAAATATCATCATCTGCTCCATTTTGTTCCCTAATGGTATATTCATATCCAGAGGGTGCTGTAAATGTTACATTGTAACCTGTTAATTCTTCTTTTTCCATGTTGTGTTGAGTTTAAATGGTTATAAAAAAAAACAAAGGGAGAACCCAATAATATATGAGCCCTCCCTTTTTCATAAAAGCAATATTATAATTTATCACAAGTACCTACTGAGAACTCTATTTCTTCAATTGAATTATCAGAACTCATACGGTCTAATTCTTGCCCATTTACTCTAGTGGGCCATACTTCAGTTAATACCCATTTATTTAGAACTGATACTCCATCTTCTGCTAATTCTTTTACAATTACGGTTTGCCAATATTGGCTAGGAGTTAAACCACCACCATTAATCATATCCTGAACTGAGAATAACCAATCCCAGAACCAGGTATCAGAACCAGAAGTAGTTTCAAGTTTCTGAGCAGTCATGGTACCTACTGAAACTCTACCACCAGTTTTAACTGAACGGTTTACATCCCCATGCTCTACTTCTTCTATTGTAATCTCAGGTAAAGTTACATTCTGAAAAAGATAAGCATTTATTGGATGTGAAGGAAATTCTATGGACCATAAAAATTTCTTTCTTGGATTTTTTACTTGAGCTGGCATAATCTTATATCTTTAATAAATTTACTCTGCTGATATGTTTACATCTTTTGATACAGAATCAATTACAATATCCATGGTTACTTCTTGCAAGGGAACAATCTCTTTATATTTCAATATAATATGATATTTTCCTTGTCTTACATCAGCTTCATTATTTACTACCAAATCATCATATGATTGAGCATCTTGGTCACCCATCCAGGTATATTCGGTAATAGCAGTACCAATTAAGTCATCAAGAATTTTCTTGGCTTCATAATAGATACTTTGCCAAGTAGACCAAGTATTGGGTTCTTCCAAATAACTTTCAAGAATAGGTCTTAGATTCTTTTTGAGATAAAGATTCAATCTTACAATTGAAAGGAATTTTTCTGAATCTGATTTGGGATTAGAAGTAAACCCATGCCAAAGCATAGTTCTTTTTCCTTGGGTTCTAGTATCTTTTATTACAAAAAGATTGCAATACCATTCTGCTAATTTTTGGAGTTCTTCTATTTTACTAGGTCCACCCAAATTTTCAGTTACAGGACCCAATGCAGAAGCAATTACCCCCCTATTCATACCAGAGAATGAATACCAAGGACCATATTGAGAAGCAGAAGCATCACCCAAACCAATTACTGAACCAAGAAGGTCACAGCTTTGTAAAGTCCCATTTGCATCATAATATTTAATACCACCAGCAAAATATGCAATATTTTTAGCATACCCAATCTGTGGTACTAAAGTTTCTAATTGATTTATAATACCATCAGGAGTTTGTACTTTTCCTTCTGAATCATATTTGGGAACCTCTACATATAATACAGTTTCAAAATTTGCAACTACATCTTTTGCAATTTCTACATAGGCAGATTTCCAACCATTGGGGTCTGGGTCTACTCCAGGTCCGGAGGATTTAGCTTTTACCATATCATTTTGATGAATATGGGAAGCTATTAATTGGTAGCCATCTGAATAACCCTTTAAAGCTTCATAAGCTTCAACCCAAGTAGCAGCACTTGATTTACCACCATTATCACCTTCATTTATAATTACAAGAGGAGATGAAGCAGTACTTATTGCTGTATTATCAAATAATACTGAACCTTGCCAATTAGA